CTTTAACTTGTGTTAAAGTTTCTTTAGCACTTTCAGGTACAACTCCCATCAGCTGACTAATCATATTATTAAATTCACTTTTCTTTCCTTCTAACTCTTTAATGACTTCATTTGTCATTCTTTGAAAAGCTTTAATGGTTTCGTCCGCTGCTTTATTCGCTTCTTCACCTGTTTTAAGTTTTAAATCCATCATGTTATTGATAGCTTTATCTTTTAAATCCACATAAGCACCAGCTGCTTTACTCGTTGCCTCACTTACTCTTTGACCAAACTTATCCATATCATTTTGTGCCTTTTTGGATTTTTCGTTCAGATCAACTATTGCTATACCTAGCGCTCCTACAGCAAGAACAGCTCCAGTAATAGCTAAAGCAATCGGGTTTGCTAATAAAGCACCTATCCCCATTGCTAAAAATCCTACAGCCGTTGTTACCCCTGCTATTCCGAAAGCTAATAAAGCACTTTTGGCAATCATTTGTTGTGCCGATTCATCTAAATTGTTAAACCAATCTACGACACCCTGAACACCAGATACTACATCAACTAAAATAGGTAATAACGCATCACCAAATGACTTTTTAAGAGTATCTACAGCACCACTTAATTCTTCAATTTTTCCTTTTGTTGTATTCATCTTTGTCTCAGCAACTTCTAATGCTGTTACCTTTGACATTTCCGTATACATATTTTTCACACCATCTGAGCCCTCTTTATAAAGAATATTAGCGGCACGAATAGCATCAGAACCAAACAATGTATACATGTACGACTGTCTTTGCTCAGCCGTTAATCCTTGCATTGCCATTTGAAGAATTTCAGCAATATCGGACATTTCTTTCAAATTACCATTTGAATCGAAAAAAGCATTTGTCATAATTCCCGTTTCAAAAGTTAATTTTTGAAACGCCTTCTCTGCTTTTTCAGATCCAACCTTCACACCTGCTTGTTTTGCTGCGTACTCAGATAAAGCACCAGTTACATCTTTAAATGAATTGGAAGTTGGTTTAATCCCTTTTTGTCCAAGAAACTGCATTGCTTTGCCAGTATCGATTGTTATTAATCCCAAATCACTAAACATATCGTAAGCTTCATTAGATTTTGGAATTAAGTTTGCTAACATTGTCTTCAATGACGTACCTGCATCGGAACCTTTTAAACCATTCTGTGCAAATAAAGCTAATGCCGTTGTTGTATCTTTAAAACTAAGTCCCACACCAGATGCAACCGCTGAAACCATTGATAACCCAAACTTCATTTCTCCAACACTAGTTGCTGAAGCATTTGCTGCACCAGCTAATAGATCAGCTGCTTGTGCTACTGATAAGTTATCATCCTTAAATGCATTTAAAGCTGTAGAAGCAATTTCTGCTGCATCCCCCAATTCTAATTCCCCAGCTGTCGCTAAGTTCAAGGCACCCTCTAAACCGCCGTTAATAATATCAGTTAGGCTTACCCCTGCTTTAATTAGCTCTTCAATCCCTTGCCCTGCTTCCACAGATGAATATTTTGTTTTTTCTCCCATCTGTACTGCAAGTTCGCTAATTTTCTTCATTTCATCGCCAGTTGCACCAGAAACTGCTTGAATATCAGCCATCTTCTGCTCGAAATTCATAGATTCCTTTACAGCCATCGCAAGTCCAGCACCAATAACCCCAGTCATGGCTGCAAAGGTAGTACCGACCTGTCCGCCTACATCTTGCATTTTATTTCCTGTATCGCGCATCCGTTCTCCGGTGCGATGAAGACGATTTTGTTGCTCGGCTAATTCCCGGTTTGTTTCTCTTATTTCATTTTGAATTCGCTCTTGAGCTGTTTCAGCACGATTCATAGCAATCGTATTGTTATCGATTTGCGTATTTAATCGTTGAAGTGCTTGACCGTTAGATGTGTATTCAGCTTGAAGTTGTTTTAATTCTTGCTTTAATTGTTTGGCTTCTTGGGAATTACGTCCGAAATTTTGTACAGCCTGATCATACTGTGTTTCAAGACGTTCCATCGATGCCGCCAATGTTAAATTTGAAGCTTGTAATTGTTCTTGTTTT